ATGGGCTACGACGTAGCCGCCATAACCCTACCGCAGAGCGAAAAGTTTAGACTTTACCAGAACGCGATCGCTCCGGGCGTTTCGAGCTTTTTGATCGTGCCGCAGAATGGAATGCCTGCGTTGGAGGTTTCGCCTTGGGAGAAACGGGATACAGGCGAAGTGATGCAGGCTAGCTTTGTCGATAGCACAATCAATAGTACCCTCGAGCAACTCGAACGGGTCTTGGCCGCCGCCTGCAATATGCCTGCCCAGCCCTCAGAGGTTGAGGCTCGTAGCAGCATCGCAGGCGTGACAGGTATTTCAGTCAAATGGAATGTTTCATAGGCGTGTGACGAGTAACTGTTCAACGTGCCACATCATCCGTGTCTGCGACGGTATTCCTCGGGACCGAAGCCCTCTTCTTCTCTGAGGTCGACGGCCGATGACTTTTGCTCGTCCGACAGCAAGCTAAACAGCCCCACCATTGGAAGAGGAGTTTCAGCCAGCACTTCAGGCTCAGCAACAGGCTTAGCCTGAAACTGAGACTTGTATCCTGTGAAACTCAAGACCTTATTCATAAGGCCAGTCATCTCAAACTCCTCTTCAGAATTGGCTCTCCCGAACCGTCTACCGCATCTACGAAACCAAAGCGCGTCTTATAAAGTTCCGCCAACGCGTCGTTTACTGGCTGTAGGTGCAGTTCTCCGCATCCCAACCTTTGCCCGTATGTAGCGGCCAAATCAAGCAAAAGAAGGGCACGGCTCCCCTTCATGTGACAATCGGGCCGGGGATCCCCTTCGAGCAAACGAACCAGCACGCGCGCACGCGATGCGCGTATCAGACACAATGCGGATAATCGGTTACGTGAGAACAGGGCGACAACCACGTCCTTGTTTTCTTTGTGACGCCTAGAAACGTCGAGCCAATCCCACCCTGCATCTGCGCTTCTTAACTGCGTAAGCCATTGTTCTACATATATTTCAAATATCGACCGGGACCAAAGCCGGAAGGTATAGTCAACAGGAATCACACCCGCCATGTTGTGGTATGATTGTTGTACCGCTTCGCTAAACGCACTTTCCGCGCGTTTTTTTGCCTTTGCGACTTCACTGCCCAACGGTGGCACTCCGCAGCTCTCCGACCGCACGTCGGCGTTTTAATCCAAGCTGTTCGAGCGTTGACACCGCGTTCTTCTTGTGGAACACATGATGCTGTATACCGTCGCTGCTCGACAGCGATTTATTTTAGGGAGCCGCTAAATGTAGCGGTTCCCTTTTTCTTTGGTACATGAATCCCATATTTGTGTCCAGCATGGCTCAGATCTTCGGGTGACACTGGAACCGCCTATCCCGCCTGCTGCGCATGAAATCTGACCATAGCTAGGGCATAGAAGACTTACCGTTTCACAATCCGATCAAGCACGCCTTCGCCCGGGTCCAGCGTACCGACCGCTTCCGGCACTAAGGTCTGCGAGCGTGTGATTGCAGACCGTTTCCACACCTCGACCCCGACTTCGGAGCCCTATCGGCGCGTCGCGATGCGTAGATTCGATCTGAAGATGCGCCGCCGACAGGAAGGTACCGGCGGCGCGGGAAACTCTGAAAAAACTTGGGCAAATAAAATCCCGCATTTTCCAATGGTCCGGAAAAAAACGCACCCAAAATGCTGCTCACCGATAACAGCTCAACGCCTTGAGTCCGATCACGAGCCCGTGTTTTCTCACCGTTCGTCGCGAGAGTTGCATATCAACATCAATCGACGAACGGTGAAGAGTGTCACGAGACAGGGACGCCGCTGACATCACCGGGGAGGCCTCGCGATTTACCGCTCGACCCGCGCCGAAGCACTCACGCGCCCCCAGACCGCTATGAGCCCGGCGCCTGCCGTGATGATCTGCTCGACGCCCTGCAGGATCTCGGCCGCGTCAGCGCCGGTGACCTGGTAGCCCATCGAGCCGAGCGCGATTGCTAGGATCGGCGCGATCCCGTTTCCTGCGCCCGCGACGGCGACAAGGCCACCCATCACGCCCTTCGATTGATAAAACTTCTTGGATCCGGTCATGTCAGTTGCCTTTCCGAATGCGGCCGCGCCGCGTTGAGCGACGCGCGACGGCGTCGAGAGCCAGCGACAGCCGCCAGCAGGTGAATTGGATGAAGGGGAAAGAGATCACAGTTGCGCCGCCTGAACGTGCATCCAGTCGTAGCCTGCCGCGCGGCCTAGGCTTACCCAGCCTTCAGCTTCCCAAGCCTCCCAGAACGGCACTGCGTCATCCTGGCTCAGACGGGCCTTGGGCTTGCGAGTGCGCAGCCCATTGCGGAGTGGGTCGAAGTCGATCGCGATGCCCCAGGAGTGCATGGAATAGCGCGAGCCGCCGCGCATGCGCCGCACGTTGAGCGACCCGCCGAACAGATGCAGGCCCAGATCGCGGATCTCGCGCTCGGAATAGACATCAGAAATCGCCTGCATAGCCCGCGTGGCACTCTCTGCGACCTTCTGGTGAACCGTTATGCGCGAGACGCGGTAAGAGGTGTCCCATGCCAGAACCATGCCCCAAGGCACCTCGATGCGCGTCTGCCGCTCGCCTACGTCACCGAAGAATGCGCGCACGTTGGCCTGCCGGGGCCAGACAGTCTGTCCGGTTGCCGCGCCTACTGTGTGCTTGTCCCGCTCGGGCATCGGCTCGACCAGCGCCGTCGCGGACTCGCGCAAAGCCGTCACCGTCTCGGGCGACGCCATGCCAGAGACCTCGATGCGCTTTGCCGCTTGGAAGGCCTTCAAGGCGGCGCGCGTCAACGGCCCGATCACTCCGTCGATCGCCCCGCATGGGAAGCCGTGAGCAGTCAACCGGGACTGCAGCCATTTCGTAAACGTCATGTCGTTTCTCCATGAAAAAACCCCGCTCGATGGCGGGGCGTGGGTCGGTCAGAATTTTGCGGGATGCTCAGTCAGGCGGATCGGCGTAGATCTTGAAGGGAACACGCGGGCTGCGCCGTGAAATAGGATCGTCGGTATCGGACGTTCCAGGGCAGTCGGTGTAAAACGCCTCGAAGGTGAAGTCGGCCTCCGGCTCAAGCCCTGGCGGGATCATCAGCGTGATGTAGAGATATTCCCATGTCGCGCCGACGTTCCTGCCGCGGCTGTCATCGACACGCTGCGCCGCAACGAACGTGTCACTGCGAGGATTGATAAAGCCCCACTGGACCGAGCCTCTGACTATCTGACATGCCAGCGACTCTGGAAGGCGGCGAATACGCAACTGGACACGGCAGGCCCTGTTCTCGATACAGTAACCGTCGACCGGGCCCGTGTTACGCACGCTGATGTCGAAGATATCTCGCGGCTGCGACAGAACCCTGACCCTATCGCTGAGGTTGGCCAGGCGTTCGCCGTTCCGTTCCACTGCGTCGCTGAGCCGAGAGACCTCTTTCGGGCTGTTCCAGATGCTTTGGATCTCGGACCGGAAGCCCTCAGAGACTAGCATCAACCCACCGCCTACGACGGCGACGATGACCCAGCCTATAACCGTGTCGTAGAATTTCACCCAGAAGCGATCGGACGCCCATTTCGTCGGCGATACCTTCTGTCCGTCCTGTCCCGTCATCTCGTGCCTTTCTGAATGTCTTTCTTGGTAACCGCGGCGAGCATGCCAGGGCTGAACGTGTGCGGTTGTGGAAGGCCCAGAGCGTGCGCCACAAGCTCTGAGCAGAACCACAGCCCGGGCCTTGCGCGGGCCCATGGCGTCACGGTCAGGAGTGCGCCGAGCGTGTCATAGGGCTGCCCGAGAAGGCCGGAAACGCGCTGGAATGCGGCGATCTCGTCGCCGGGGTATTCCAGTTGATGCCACCGGCCACGGCTCAGATCGATGCGTGTCATCCGCACCTGATTGCCGTCGCGCTTGCTGGCGCCGATCACCTCGACGACATGGCCGCGCTCTTCGGGCGCGACCATCTCACAGTGCGAATAGATCGAGCCCGTGGCCGACCGGATCACCCGGTCGCGCCAATCGCCCGGCGCCACATAGAACAGGACGCGGACGGTCACTTTCCGCCTCGCACCTGAGCTATCAAGCGGAGTTTCCGGCAACCATTCACGTCACACTCCGCTGCAGAACAAGGGCGGGTGCACACCAGCGCGTTAAACTCGGCTGCGCCGTCCTTTTCGACATTCCAGCCGGTTTTTCCCGGCTGAAAGTCTCGGGAGACAAGTGGATCTTCGGTCATGCCGTCAGCTTTTCCAGCTTCCGAACATTGTTCAGCGCCTGCTCAAGCTGGATCAGCGCAGTGCGCTTATCGCCCTTCAGGTCAACGCCGTCGTGCGTTTCGGGCATCTTCGCGATGTCGGCCTCGGCGGCTGCCAGCGTTTCGCGGATGCGGTCGGAGAGATTCTTGGTCGCCATGGTGTTCTTCCTCATGTTTTGGCTCGTTGAAATCGTCCTGCGGCTTGAGCCGTGGGCGCAGGAAATACGGGGGGCCAATGGGCGTCGTCGGTCAGATCGGCCGGGGGCCCAGCTTCGAATGGGGCGGTGCTGTCCTTCATGGCCCAGCTTGTGACCATGACGGCTTCGAACCATGCCTGCCCCTGACCGATCAGCTGCAACACCTGGTCGGGCGTCAGTTCATGGATCTGATTTGCGCCGTCGCGCAGCGTGATCCTCGCCGTGTCGTTCAGCGCGGCCTTGAGCGCCTGCGCCTGCATCAGCAGCGCCAGATAGACGGTCTGGTCGGAGGGGCGCCCGGTCAGCGGCACGGGATCCGCAATGCCGATCACGTTGAAGCTGGCGCCAGATGCGAGCCGCCGGTCGCGCTCTAGTGTGATCCGCGCATTGACGTCCGTTGCTACCTGCGCGGCTGCCTTCGCCTTCTGCTCGGGCGCGCGCTCGACCGTGATCATGCCGTCACCTCCACGACGAACGTCTCGCCCATCCAGGGCATCGGCGGCACGATCGAGACCTCGAAGGCGCCGACCTCGGCGATGTGCAGCGTCTGGGTCCACCCCTCGACCTCCGTCGTGTGCGCAAAGATCACCTCGCCGATTGCCTTATCGAAGACGGTGACGACCGTTCCGACCGGGCACGGCGGCACCATCACGTCAGGCTCGATGAAGCGCGCCACGGGCAGCGAGGGGCGGCGCACGACGTCACCTGCGTCATCGAGCATTGCTTCCTTAGCGGGCACGCCCTCGGGCAGTTGGTGGAAGCCCGCACGGGGCCTGGACGACGCATTCATCGGCAGCCCGGTCTCAGAAAATTGGACGTAGGGCACGGCTTACCTCCTGATCCCGGTGACGTTGAGAATGAGATCTTCCACGTTCGTCTGCGTGGCGGTCGTGTGCCCGACGAGACGGACGCGGCAGCGGAACCGGATGTTGTCGACGCTGGTCGCGGGCGCATACATCAGCACGTCGCTCTGTTCCTCGAAGTTGTTCGCAGTGCTGTCGATCGAGGGCAGCGGCGTGATGTCCCGCCACAGCCCCCAGGAACCGCCGGAATTCAGCTGCCGCTGGATCCAGACCTCAGTGCGGCCCGACCCGTTACGCGGCTCGCGGACGTCGCCCTTCACGCCGATGAACCAGACTTGATCTGGGCTGCTTGGCCCGAGTGGCGCGGTCTCGTTGCTGTCGGTGTTGTCGTCGACCTGCTGCGCGATGATGTAATCGACCACCGTCTCGCCGTCCGAGACGGAGCCTTCAATGAGGTCCGAGCGGTCGATGATGCTGTTGAACTCGGCGTCGCCCGCTTGCGTGATGCGCCAGCCCTGCGACCCAGCGACGAAGTTGCTTGACCGCACGTCGCTGCCGAAGATGGCGAGGCCCGCCGAAGAGAACGACGCAGCATTGAGGTGCCCGGTGTCGACCGTGCCGTCGAGGATGATGTTGTCAGCGGACAACTTGGCGATCGACACCGTGCCTGCCGACCCGTCTGCCGCGATCAGTTCCAGGAGCGACGCCGCGCCACCCGCGCCAATCTTGATCAGGTAGCCCGCAGAGGCGTTGCCTTCGAGGTCCGCGATGGCGCTGGCCTGCGTCAGCACACCCGCCTCGGTCGCGGTGATCGGGTAGACCTGCGTGCGGTGGATGCGCAGGTGCTTCGGAGACGCGCCAGTGCTGTAGTTGATCATCAGGTACAGTCGCGAGTACTGCGCCTGCGCCGGATTGAAGTTGTCGGGGCGCGTCACGATCGTTGACGCAAGATAGGTTTGCCCTGAGATCAGCTCTGTGCCTGCGGGCAGCATGTCAATGAGGTCGACGTCGCGACGCCTCAGACCGTCATCCACCCAGTCGAACAAAATACCAGCACCACCTAGCGAGGCGTTGCCGTCAATGTAGGTGAACTCGATTTCGATCCGGTATGCGGTAGCGAACTCCGGGCCGGTCCACCCATGGCTTGCGTTGTTGCTTTGCCAAACAATTCCCGAGTTTGCACCGTTGTCCCTATCAAAGACCAGCGTGCGCCCGGTGGCGTACTTCTCGTTATCGATGAACGTCGGGCCGGTATTCCACGACGAGCCGCTGTCGTGAAACTGGCTCTGTAAAACGCCCGTGCCTTGGCTCGACACCGAGACGGCAACGTCGCGCGCTGCAACAGCCGCTGCCTCCGCGCCCTCGGCCCCGCTCTGCGCGTTGACCGCGTTGGTCTCGGCGATGCCCGCCGCAGCAGCTGATGCAGCAGCAGCGTCGCTTTGCGTCAGATCTTCCGTGACAATACTCAGTATCTCGATCACCGCGCCAGAGGCTTGGTAATTCCGATATGTCCGGGTGCCGCTGAACATCGGAGAGAAGAACGGGGGTGAACTGGTCGTAGGGGCATAGTCAACAGTGACCTCGACGATGCCGTCCGCGGCTGTGAAAGGCGTCGAGCTAGCAAGCCACTGACTATCCAAGTAGCCCGCACTATTCAGGTCATCGTTGTATAGCGCGATGCTGATATTATGCGTGTTATCGCTGGGCGTCGGCGCGTCCGTAATCACTCGCGCACGCACAGTTGACCGATATTTGTGCCCCGGAATTGCCGGAAGAAACGACCGAGGCGCAAGGGCATCTATCGTGGAGACCTCGACAGTCCCGCCACTATACACAATACCCGAAGGATATGGCGGACTAGTGAGCGGGTTATCGTTCCACTTGAGCAACGTTTCCGGGTTACTCAGATCAGCCGTTGTGCTGTTCCTCGATGAAGCCCGCGCAGCAACCACTTCGCTCTGCGCCGCTGCCGCCGCAGCGCCCTCTGCATCATCTTTGGCCGAAACAGCGGTTCCTTTCGCGGCCTCTGCCCCTGCACGGGCTGTCTCCGCATCGATCCGATCTTGGCGGGCTGCGTCCGCTTCCTGTCCAGCGTCGTCTGCCTTGGCGCTTGCGGTAGCGGCACTGTCAGCCGATGCGCTGGCGCTCTGCTCGGCGGCGTAGCTCTCGGTGATATCTTCGATGCCAATATAGGACATGCGAAGAATGTTGCCGGGATTGCCGTTGTTGTAGTTAGCCAGGATCATCGGGCGCATAAAAAAGGCGTCTTGGCGAAGCTGCGCGCCGTCGAACTCCCCGACCAATTCCACCCACTCCCCCGTAGGGAGCGTAGGAGACCCCGCGACATAGGCGTTTGGGTTCACAAAGTTGCCGCCATTCCAAGGGGGGTTTCCATTGACGTTGCTGCCGTCTGCATTGAAGCACCGGACCCCAGCATAGATACGGACCCCCGACGCATTAGCCTCCTGGAAAACCCGAAACCGCACACGGTATCGGCGCCCTCGATCCACAGCGTATTGCCTGCGCGTGCCAATGTCGAAACGCCCGACCATGACCAAATCTTGCCCACCGACATCAGGATCGGTCCCATCCTCCAGATAAAGGCGCGAGTCCTCATCCAGAGGCGCATCGGGAAACGTCCCCCTGTATGCTTGGGCCAAAGACTCCGCGCCCAGCGTCAACTCGGGGTCGTGCGACGCAAAGACCGACTTATTTTTCGCTTCGACTGCAACGCCCTCGGACAACGCCGCATCGGCTGCTGCACCCTCGGCATCGTTCTTGGCGGACACCGCTGCACCTTCCGCGGCCTCGGCCCCGCTGCGGGCGGTCTGAGCGTCGATACGGTCTTGTTCTGCTGCGTCTGCCTCTTGGCCTGCCTCCGTGGCCTTGGCGCTGGCGGTTGCGGCGCTGTTGGCCGAGGCTGTGGCCTCGTCCTCAGCGCGAACCAAGTCCGTGACGTCAGTGATCTGAATATCGGTCCAGTAACAATCGAACGTGTCGCCCGGCGGGAAGCCCGCGATTTGCAGGAAGGGCACCCAACGCTGCGTATCTGTGTTGAGGTGGCCTGGACCAATACGGACCGAAAATTCACGCCATTGGCCTTCGTTCGCTGGGGCAACCTCCACGACGGGCCACCAACTACTACCATCAGTCCGAACGCCACGCATCCCGGCCATCGCCCGGCGGCTGGACGAGTTGTAGACCCATCCTCGGATCTCGAACGTCCTTCCGTTTAGGTTTTCGATGTACCAGCCGAGGTCAGAGTAATAATAGGTATCGCGATCATTCGAATGCAGCGCTTTTAGCCTACCGTTCGGGTGTGGTGCCGGGACGTCAGTTACGCCCTGAGTCCAACCGCCCGGCGTATTGTCTTCGAAAGATGCTTTCCCGGCATAATTTCCGCGCGCATAGCTTTCAGCCTCGCCCCGCGCCGTGACCGCGATACTTTCGGACTGCGCGGCGTTGGCCTCAGAACCTTCCGCATCCGACGCGGCCTGTACCGCGACATCCCGCGCCCCCTCGGCACCGGCGCGCGCGGTCTCAGCGTCTACCCGGTCCTGTTGCGTAGCTGCCGCGTCTTGCCCGGCCTCATTCTCAGAAGCTGCAGCTGATGCGGCAGATTGCGCCGAAGCGTTGGCCTGTTGCTCTGCGCGCAGGCTTTCGGTGATGTCCTCGACCGTCAGGCTCAGAAGTTCAGCGACGGCCCCAGAGGTGTTGTAAGTGCCATTGGTGCGCGCAAGCGAGAACATGGGGCAGAAGAACGGGGCAGAATTGACGGAAGGCGTGTAATCAAACACGAATTCGACGATGCCATCGGACGCACGGAAAACGGTGGTGCTCGCATTCCAGCGCGTTTCGTCATACCCAGCACTGTCCAGATCGTCGTTCTTATATGCGATACTGAACATCGCCGTGTTGCTGCTAGGACTGGGCGCGTCAGTTTTTACTCGCGCGCGGACCGTCGTGCGGAATGTGTGACCAGGAAGGGCAGCCCGATGCGCGCGGATAGCTGCCGCTTCCCTGTCGCGAAACTCGGCCAAGCCCCCAACGATCGCAAAGCCCGAGTTGTAATGAACCGCTGTGAGCGGGTTGGCAGACCAGTAGATAAACGACTCTTCGTTCGCGACGTCTACAGACTGCGTGTTTCGCGCCGAGGCGCGGGCGGCAACGGTCTCGCTTTGCGCCGCCGAAGCGGCAAAGCCGTCTGCGTCGTCCCGCGCCTCTGCCGCTGCGCCAGCGGAAGCCAGCGCTTCCCCCGCTTTGGTGTTTGCGACCGTGGCGCTGCCGGACGCTGCCGAGGCGGAACCCGCCGCTGCATCCGCCTCGTCCGACGCAGTTTGCGCGTGACCAGCCGCGACGCCAGCACTTCCCGACGCCTCGCCCGCTTTCGCGATCGCAACGCCTTCGGCATCTTCGGCCCCGTCGCGCGCAGCCTGCGCGGCGTCCCTTGCGGCCTCGGAAATGTCCGCTGCAGCCTCAGAGGCGTCGCGGGCAAGGATCGACGCATCGCGGGCGCCTTCCGCGTCGTCGGCGTCCTGCGCTGCCGCTGCTGCCGCCGCTTCTGCGGCTGCCTTGTCACCGGCTGCGCTCTGCGCGGCGTCGTCGATCGCGCCGGTCACGTCGCTGCCGAGATCCGCAAGGACGGCTGCCGCGGCGCCGGTGGTGACCGAGATCGGGCCCGCCCAGGTCGGCGCGGTGTTTGAGACGTCTGTGAAGCCGCCCTCGACCGTGTAGGCGGTTTGCGGCAACAGCGCCTCGGACAAGACGACCGCGCCATCCGCGCCGGGCACATTGCGCCCCGCGTCGACGACCTCGCCGGTCGAGACCAGCGTCACGCGCCAGGTGAAGCGATAGGCCGAACGGTTGGCGATGTCCCAGGTCAGGCGGATCACGGGCTTCTGCCGGTTGCCGTCGGTCACCTGATCGCCGTTTGCGTTGAACGCCACGACGGGCGGCATGCCGAAAGGCGCTGCATCGCTGGCGGTGACCGTCCCGGCGGTCACCCATCCGCGCGTCACGCCGCGGGCATCCTCCGACCGAACCTGGAGGATCACGCTGTCGCCGCGATCGAGCGCGCCGGTCAGCATCGTTGCGGCCGGGCGTCGAGCATCGCCCAGCACCCAGCTTTTACCCGCGTCCACGCTCCATCGAAGGCGCAGGAACGTGTCGGCAGTCGAGACCGGCACGGAGTCCAAGATGACCGCCGCACGGGCCTGCAGCGCGCCGTCTGGCAGCCGCAAGGTGGTCGTGTCGTCAGACCGCACCGATTGCACGACGGGCTTGTCAGGGCCGAACGTGTCGACCGGGTTCGTGATCTTCGGGGTGTAGGTCGGGATCGGGGTGCCGTCCTGCGTCGCCTCGGGGGCGGCGTCCACGGCAATGATCCGGGCGCTGTCATTCTCGCCGGGGAAAATCGCCTTCACCAGAAGGTCGAGATCCTCTTGCCCGACCTCGTCAACGTACATCAGCGCCTCGCGCCGCATGATGTCGACCGGGAAGGTGCCATCGGTGATCGTCCAGACGTTGCCCGGCGTGTCGTTGATCGTGGCCTCTGCGGCCAGGAAGACGGTGTCACCGGCGGTATTGATCAAGCGCAGAGAGACGCGGAAGGGCGTCGCGGTTGGCAGGTTCAAGCGCTCGTCGATGGTGATAGTCGCGACGTCGGCGCCATTGGCCGTCCAGGATCGCACGCGGCCCGCGCCATAGCCCTTGAGGATGACGTCGCTCGTCACGCGGATCTTGTCGCCGCGACGGACGACCAGGTGTTCGAAGTCGGTTGGGATCTCGTACTCGCCCGGGCGCAATTCCACGACGGCGAGGAAATACCGCGCTAGGCGCTGGATATTGCCGAGTTTCAGATCGTTTTTCGTCAGGACCGTGCCGTCGAGGACAAACCGCTCGATCTCGGTCGCGTTCGAGGCGTCGTAGCCGTCCTTGTAGACGGTGACGATGTCGCGCTCCCAGTTGTTCCGCTCGCTGATAAATTCGCACCGGACGCCGTGCAGTTCGTCCGAAAATTGCATGGTCAGCTGCAGCGGCATGGAGTTGCGCGGGGTGAAGACCTGGCGCACCGGCCCGGCCCCGCCGTCGCGGATCACGCCATATCGCATATCTGCCTGGCTCAAGGTCGCGCGGCCCGACGCGGTGATCAGGCGCAGAACCTCGCCGAGCGTCGCGTCGCTGTCGAAGATGTAGTCGCAGGTCCACCAGGGTTCCTCATCCGCCCAGGCGTGCAGTTCTTCAATGATGATCTGCGATTGATCGCGCGGCTTGGTCATGTGCGGGCCGGTCAGCGCCTCGTTGACCATCCACGCCGGATGCCTGACCGGGATCGGCTCAGACCATGCCCGGCGCGCCTTCGGGTCCGCGTCTTCAAAATCGGTGGGCAGTTCTGTGTGGATCTCGATACCGTGCGGCATGTCGCCCGAGAAGTCCGAAGCGTTGACGCCTACCCGCACGCCCGAGCCAGCGACGGTCCCGGCCCCGGCGTCGTCGGTGCCCGCCCATGCGCCAATCTCTAGGCTGCTGCCGTCAGTTGTCTCTGCCGCCGACGTCGCGGCGATCAGGCCGGTGTTGGTGTCGATGGCGTAGAGGACCATGCGCCCGGTCCCTTGCGGGCGGATCGCGGCGTAAATGTCGATCGTGCGGCCTTCAAGGGCGGCACGCGGCAGGGTGCAACGGACCCCACTCGTGCCCGTGGCCGTCGTCGAACCGTTACCCGCCATCGCAACGAGATCGCCGCCCGCATCGAAGGAGAGGCCGAAGCCGGTCCCGGTCGCGCCAGCCTCGAACAGAAGCCCCTCCGTCGTCTCGTCGACCCGGATCCCGCGCGCCGCAATGGTGACCTCGTCGCCACGTTGCGCGACCGTTCCGGTTGTCGCGCCCTGGTCCAACTGGAAAGCGGGCGCGCCGAGCCCATCGGGGAACATCGTGTGCAGCCCGGCGCCGTAGATCGGCAATAGCTGCTGAAATACGCCGTTCAGATTGCCCAAGGATCCCTGCAACTGGTCGCTGCCTTTGGCGCGCACGGCAATCTCCGCGACGCCTTCGTGGCTGCGCAGATCCGTCGCCTGGAATGACCGGATCCCGGTCATGTGCAATTCGCTCTGGTCTTCGGGCTCGTCGCCGTCCTTGCCCTGCTGCGCGGTCACGCGGATATCCCACTGATCCTGACCAGGCACTTTGAAATCGTGGCTGAACCGCAGCGGCGTCTGGCTCTTGCCCGAGAAGGTGATCGGATCGACGCTGGTCTTCCGATAGGCGGTGTCGGGCTCCGACGCGCGCTTGTATTCGAAGAAAACCGTCCGACTGTTCGACTTCACGTCCGCCGAGTCGTCCTTGCCGTCGTAGACCCCGCTCTTGAAGGTCACGTCGACGCTGACGGCTGCCGTGTTCTCCGCCGTGCGGCGCACGACCGGATCATTCGGGCCCAGCAGCACGACATCATATCCGGTTTCGTCGACGTCGTCGGCATAGAGCGTCATCTGCTCGGTGCCCTGGCGCCACCCCTCGATGCCAAAACCGTCCTGATACCGGACGTCTGCCGACTGCACGATCACCGCGGCCTTGCCGCCGGGAAGGATCGCGGTTGCGATCGGCTCCGCCTGATATTCGGCGGTATAGGTCAGGTTCGTGATCTCGACGCGGAAATCACGCTCGAGCCCGTCGTCATAGGTCGGCCAGGTGAAGGTGCGCTCGAAATCCGGCCCGCCGGTCAGGAGGGAAGCGTACAGCCCTTCGAAGGTGCCGTCGGTGGTCCACTGCAGCTGACCGCGTACCCGGCTTTCGAAGAACACGTCGAAGGTCTCGACAACGCGATTGGTCCGCGTCGCGATCGTGGTCGTCATCGTGCCGGTGGCACTGCGCGGGCGCAGGGTCCATCTGTCGCCGATGGCCTCAAGGCGGCGCCGTGGCGTGTGGCGTTCCTCTTCCTCGACGATCACCAGGTCGGCGAGCTCGGGATAGGCGGCAAGGGTCCGCTCTTTGTCGAAGTTCAGTAATTCGAGTTCGACGTTGGTCAACTCATGGATCGGGGTGTCGCCGACCATGAGGCTTTCGATGATTAGCCCGCCTGACGCCCATCCAGGCGTCATGCGCTCGCGGACATAGATGTCGTCGCCGACGGTCTCCGTGTAGCCCTTGGCCGACTTCATCGGGAACATGCGATGACGCCCGAGCAGCTTCGGATAGACGCGATCCGTGCCCAGAGCGTTGCCCGCGTTGGTCAACTGGTTCTGCGTCTCGAAACTCGGCCCCTCGGGCTGTTTCGGCGGAGGAATCAGCGCCGAGACCGCAAGGGCACCGACAACGGTCACCGCCGTTGTCGCAAGGGAAAGCTGTGAGGCCGTCAGGGTCACGCCAAGAGCGTTCGCGACGCCGGTCGCAATGGTGCCCGCCTGCGCAGAGAGTACGGCCATCAGCGCGGACGCGGCCAAGCCCCCGCGCGGCGTCGGATAGTAGACCTCGATCGTCGTTCCAGCCTTCGGCTTCACCATGGGCCAGAGCGCGACCGGCACGTCCCACGTCTTGCCGCCCGAGATCGCGCGCACCACCGGCAGGACATCGCTGCGCCCCATGGCGCCGATAACGATTTCCTCGATCGTTGAGCCTACCGGCGCGGCGCCCTCGTTCCGACCGGCCATAAGCGGCGACGGCTGGATCAGCGTCTCGAAGAATGCGGAATCATCAAGCATTGAAGCGAAACACTCCATTGAGGCGCGCGCGCCAAGGTTCAAAGGTGAAGTCTTCGATGACCGATCCGGGGCCTTCCCGTTCGGTGTGCAGCATCAGGCGCGGCCCGAGGCAGTAGCCGACATGCACCACATGCCTGCCGACGCGGAACAGGAGCGCGTCGCCCGCTTCTGGCCGGTCCACGGGCAGCCAGGCCCCGCTTGCCTTCATCCCGGCCACAACGCGGCGTCGCACCGCCTGCTGAATGCTGCAGGCCGGGTCGGGGATCTCGCGATCATGGCGCGCTTTCTGCAGGGCGATGAACAGGCCCAGGCAATCGAAGGCATCAGGCCCCCGGGCGCCCTCCGCGTAGCGAAGGCCGATCCACTCGTCTGACCATTGCATGAGGCTCAGACCTTGAGGCCTCGCCCGCCGCGATGCAGGCCGGGTGCGTTCTCGGCGTCCATTCGCAGGCGCGAAAAGGTCTCATCAAGCACGGGCTCAACACGGATCTCCGCGCGAATTTCACGTTGGCCGATGATGGCCTCGCGGATCTCGCCCTCGAAGGTCACCTCGGGCTGATCGAAAGACGATAGCAGCGCCCGTTCCGACTTGGCCGTGATGATCGACTTGTCGGTGCGCAGATGCGCCGTCAGTTCACGCGACACGTTGTCAGCGAGCAGTTCGAGAACCGGCGCCCGTCCATCTTCAACGTCGTCTGGCAGCTTCGTTGCGAGCGGATACGGCACAAAGGTCTCGCCGTCGCGGATCTTCGGGTCGACATGGGCCACCAGACGCACCGGCGCCTGCCACGTCGCCCGATCAAGCGTCAGGTATTCGATGACAGTCTCATCGGTGTTCTCGTCGAACATCGCCTGTCGGAATGTGGGGGAAAGGTCTCGGGTCATGGCAAGACGTCCTGCGGGAAAAGGGCCTCAGACATAGAAGACGAGGTCGGCCTCGACAGACACGCGGAGGCCTTGCGGTGCGACGCGATACGGCGTCTCGACTTGGAAACGGTAAGTCCGGATCACACTGTTGAGCGGATCGCTGGCCTCAAACGGATGAAGTCCGTTTACGAGATCGACCTCGAAAAACTGCTCGAAGGTCGCAAGCTGAGCGAGGCTGATGTTATTGATCCGACCCTGAAAGATGCGCGGCGCGATCGACGACAGGGGCCTGCGCTTGGGCGGCCCTATCGAAAACTGGCTTTCGAGAAAGGTGCCCGACGGGCCAGATCTCCGGTATCCCTCGCGAGACGCAAAGAAAGGAATGCCTGCAGGCCAGTTTGGCATGCTCAAGTCCTCCGTTTCGGCGTTTTCGACAGACCGTAAGCCTCGCGAAACTCGCGCTGATAGGATCCGGCGCGCAGTTCAGCGCGCACCGACTCCCGAATGACAAGGCGAAAATCCCCGTTGCCATCCATGCGCGGCGCTTCGGCCTCGATCGGCGCGCCATGATTTTCGATGACGAACTTGCCGATGCCGAAAGAGGACGCGCCGCCTCCCGACATACCGTCACGCACCGACCGCCCCAGCCCGCCACCATCGGCGAACTTCGGGAAGCGCCGCTGCCGCACCGCTTCCATGAAGGCCGGGCCGTAATAATCCACGGAGGCCGCGGGCTGCATGAATTCACCTGCGGACCCCCAGAAAAGATGATTGTCCTGCCGCTTGCCTCCCGCGCCGGTCAGCTGACCGGCGGCGCGCCGAACCATTGGGAAACCGCCACCGCCCGCATAGCCCGGAATGCTTCCGCCGTTCGCGTTGCCCGGTGCCGCGACCTCGACAGCCGGGGCGGGAGTTCCGAAACCCGCAGCCAGTCCTGAAAAAAGATCATCGAGAAGCCCGCCCAGGGTTTCCCAGACAGGATCAAAAGCCAGTTCCCAGAGCCTTCCGGTGATGTAAGACGCGATCTCGTCTATCGCGGCCATTGCGCCTTCACCGCCCGGCTTCAGATTGTCGAAGGCAGACCTCACCGCATCCTTTGAAGCCTCGAGATCTTCTGCGGATTTTTCCGTTGCCTGCTTCGATTGCTCTTGCGCTGCCGTGCGCGCAGCCAGGGCGTCGGCCTGCTCGCGATAGACATCGATCAGGAGGCGGCCATCTTGGGTCAGCTGCTTTTCCGGATCGATACCTGCCTTTTTCGCAGCGGTCAGCTGCTCGAACATGAACCGAAGGCGCGCCTGCTCGCCCGCACTTTTCCCGGCGAGCGACGCTTCGAGCTCAAGCTGTGCGATCTGATCGTCACCGATTTCCAGGAGGCGCTGAAGAGTCTCGGCCTGTTCGGCGCGCTCAGCTGTCAATTCGGCTGCCGCTTCCTTGGCTTTACGCTCTGCTTCTTCGGCATCTTTGATAAATGCCTCCTCCTGGGCACCGACGCCAATAATCCGACTAAAGATCGCGGCTTCAGTATTTCGCCGACCGCGGTTGATCCCCTTGTTATCTCCGCCGAGCCCACGGATCGCCTCGGCGATATCCGCATTCGTTCCGCCGCGCACCTCATCCAGGATCCGTTTTGGCAGAGATCCGTAATTATAGGCGATCGAGTTGAGTGCAGCCTGCTGCGCTGCCGTGAATGACGAAAATCGGTCACTGCCGATCTGACGCACGACCGTGCTCTGGAATTCGCCAATGCGGCGATAAAGGTCGCGGTTCGCTTCCTCCACGCTAATCCGCATTCCCTCGACGACCTCCTTCGAAGAGCCATCGGGGAGCGTGATCGTGTCGGACCCATATCCAATTCTGAGGGCATTAACGTCCCATTCCGGTGTAGGAATAAAGCTCTCAAGCCGCCGGAGCAAAACCGCAGTCGCCTCGCGCCCGTCAGTTGTTCCGCTGAGCGCTTTGATGATCCCCTCGCCGGTTTCGGACACCGCCACTGACGCCTGCCGCGTCCGAACGTATTCGCCATGCGCTGAAATCAGTTTCTTTACGGCCGCCGCGGCCTCTGTCGCGCTTTCCTCGGTCGAATCGAATGGACGGCTTCCGTCGATCTCTTCGCTCAGGTCGAGATTGCCCTGCAGCGCATCGTTCAACTCGTCGACAGCAGCCTCCGTATCGGCCAGCTGTTCGATGTTCTCGCGGAAGCCCGAAAGCCCCTCCGAGCGCAAAAGCTTACCCGCCTCTGCTGCCTCCGTGATGGCGTTGATCAAATCGAAGAAGGCAGCCGCAAGATCCTGCTCGTTGGTTGCAGCATCCACCCGGGCTAGCTCATCGGCAAAGAGGCCGGTTTCCCGCGCGATATCGACCATACGCCCCAAGACTTCATCGCCCGCCAGGGCCGCACCGGAATCGACTGCATCTAGCAGCACATCCCGCACTGTCTCGAGGTCCGAGCCGATTGCCCGCAGCTGGTCGAATTCAGCAAGAAAGGCACGCGCATCGATCTTTCCGGCCTCAAGCGCACGAGCGGTTTCCGAGATCGAGATCATGAAGTCGTTCTGCTCATCGGTCCTGAACAACACGGCCTCAAGGGAGCTTCGGTCGTCACCACGCAGCCTGCCTTGGGTCGACAGTTGGCGCGCGAAATCATCAATGCCAGAGCTATCAAAAGCCCGCCCGCTGAGCAGGCCCCGCGCCTCATTGTACGCAAGTTGCGCATCCGTCAGCGCCTGCTGCAGCTGGGCCCGGCTCTGCTCGAGCATCTTCCGCGTGGCCTCGGACACCTCCCCGCCGAGCGTCTTCTGCTCTTCTGCGGCCCTGCGGCTTGCCTCACGGTAGGCATCGAGCGCCCGTGCCCCCTCATTCGCAGCGCTTTCAGCCGCGTCGAGCGCGTCAGAGGTGCGGTCAATATCGACGAAGAACGCGGCCAGCGAAGCGGCTGTGATCGCCAGCGAAAGCGGCCCGCCCAAAACGCCGGTCAGCAGGCGCGCCGCCGCGCCCAGGCGCGAGATAGGCGCAAGGCCGCGCTGTGCCGCCGTGCCAACGCCTGTGACGGCCCCTGCAAGCTCGATATAGGCCGCGCGCATCGCGACGGCTTTCGCCACCGCCAGGGTGACCCCACGTCCGACCAGATAGACGATCAGGGCCTGCGCCACACGCTCGGCGATCTCTTCGACCTCCTCGAAGTTCTCTGACAGGTAGCGCAGCGCTTCGGTGAGGCGCCGCGTAGCATCCTCTGCCAGTTCGAGCCCGCCACTATCAGCCGCAGTGAGCTGAAGCGCCTCCCATGCGGCATTCACTTCGCGCAAAGCGCCTTGCAGCCCTTGCAACCGAACCTCAGCTTGATCCTCTGCCGAGACTTGCCCGAGCGCCTCTGCGAGCTCCTGAAACCCAGCGGCACCCGTGTCTGCCAGAAGCAGAGCTGTTCGGATGGCGTCCGTGCCGAAGATCGACTGAAACGCCGAATTGCGCGCGCTATCGCTCAGCCCCTTCACGCCCTCTTCCAGCTCGCCAGTGATCTCGAGCATGGATTTCATGGAGCCGTCGGTGTTGTAGAACTCGAGGCCCAGTTCACGCATCGCCGTGGCGGCCTCCTTTGACTGCGGATTGAGACGCTGCAGAAAGTTCTTGAAGCTGGTGCCCGCATCCGAGCCGGAGGCAAAGCCCGACGCGGTTGCCGACAGCGCTGTCAGAAACTCTTGATAATCACCCCCGAAGCTGCCGACCACGCCGCCCGCCTGACCGATCGCCAAGCGCAGATCATCAAAACTGAACTTCGATGTCAGCGCGGCCCCGGCAATCGCGTCCGCGACCGCCGGAAGCTCTGACGCCTCGAGCCGGAACTGCTGCATGACATCGGTCACGAGATCCCCAGCGGGTGCAAGTTCGGCGCCAAGGCCACCGGCGAGGTTGACCGTGGCCTTCAATGCGCCGCCAAGGATCGCTTCGGCATCGAGTCCGTTTTTCGCGAGAACCTCGATCGCATCAGCCGCTTCGCGCGCTGTGAACGCAGTCGTAGCGCCCGTGTCACGTGCCGCGTTCCGGAGGCGTTCAAGCACTTCGACCGGCGCCCGTGTCGCGGCTTCGACCCTCTTCATAGACGCCTCGAACTGCCCCGCCACATCGATCGAGGACCGTCCGAAGGCGGCGAGGCCGCCTGCAAGTGCCGTCGTTCCCAGAAGACGGCCGAGCCGCTGCAGTGCGGGGATCTCGCCGGAGAGGCTGCGCAGGCCGCCCTTTAAATCTTTCGACGCTCGGTTCGTGGCTTTAAGCCCTGCGGTTGCGGGGCGCGCTGCGCCTTCGATCATCTTCAGGCTGCGCTCGCCATTCTTGCCGAGCGACCGCAGATCCGCCTCGAGCTGGCGCTTGCCCTCCGCTGAAAGGCGGATGCTGTAGTTTCGGACCGTCGTGTTCATGGATCACCGTTCTGGCGTGCGGCGTCGGCCGCGCTCTTGATGCCCTGCTCCCAGTAAGGCAGCAGGATCGCGAGGATTTTTGGATCGTGCCCGCGCGCGGCGAGCAGCGTCGTCGTGGCGCCAAGATCGAGGCCGATAAACCCCTGCCATCCCGTGCGCATCTGGCTGCCGATCGCCGAAGCGTCGGCCGCCAGGGCCCGGCCCTCGATCGAGCGCGGGCGATGTGTGATTTCAGGGCATGCGCCCTCGCCGCCGAACCGCGCGCAGGCAAAGCTCTCAGAGCCTGGACAGCCTGCGCAGTGGCTCAAGCCTCCGCTGAAGCGGTATCTTGCGAGGGCGCGGAGCCGTTTCCCTCCGAAACCAGAACGTGAAACGGCAAGAGGATCTCGCGCTGCAGTGTCTGTCCGGCACCGGGGAAGAGATCGAGAAATTCGAGGATCGACCGCCGGTCAAAAGATGCGGGTGTGCCAGCCTCGGTCTCGACACCCTCCCAGCCTTCCCCGTAACGCTGCAGAAGCACCAAAAGGAGAGCCTGGGCGAAGTCGCCGCGGAACGCATCTTCGACTTCGGGCGGCATGTCCTCCTCGTCGATAGCCTCAACCGCGGCCGCATCCATTGGCGATCGGCTCTCCTCGGCGATCCGCACCGCGCTGGCCTCGGCGTTCTTGAAGTCGGCAAAGGTGAAGGGGCGCACATGAAAGGCCACGCCGTATCCGATATCGATACGACGTGGCCCCATTAGTTTGCGCGACAATCGCAACGCCATATCAGGCCGGGTTCGCGTAGTCTGCGGTTTGGTTCTTGAGCGTGATCGTCGCCAGTTCGACGCCCGGCGCCGGACGCTCGGCACGCCAGTTGAACTGCGCGGAGATCGGACCGCGGCCCTCGATCGGAATGCCCGTCATCTCGAAACGAACATCGGGCATGTCGATCAGCAGCGACTTCGTCGCGGAGATCAGCAATTCGAGCTGAAGATTTACCGCCGTGTTGTTCGCCCCGTAATCGTACCAAGTATTGTCGCGATAGCGTGCCGAGACCGATCCGGACAGCCCCCACCGCGGGCTCTCGAAGCCCGCGGCCGAGGGCGACTGGTTCAGCGTTTCCTGATCCATCTCGACGCCCGATGTCAGCGTCAGATCAACGCCAGTGATCTCCGCGACCGGCGCGCCGCCCACCAGTGCCCGGCCCTGGAAGCCCACCGGCACAGCATCGGGTTCATAGAGGATAGGTGCGCTGTCGATCACGGCGCCGAGCTTTGCTTCCGAGCGGCCCATCATATTCAGCGTGGCACGTGCGCGCTGGCCGTCTTTCCGTGCGGCAATCTCGAGGCTCGTGCAGGTCAAGCTGTCCTGCACGAAATGCGTGCCGATGCGCGTGTGTGAAATCCCGTGGGTCAGGACCGGGATGACCGGCTGCGCCTTCGGAGTGAAGACGTGCTCATAATTCGGATCCGCGCCAGTCGTTACGGGTGCGCCCAGGATGCTGCGCAGATGCCAGCCAAAGGAGTTGATGCCGATCGGAACGACCATGGCGCCCGACAGGCTGCGAAGGCCTTGCACCGAGTCGCCCGGGAACGCATCGCCATAGATCGCGTCATCCTCGGTCCGATCCTCGCTCTGCGAGACGTTGTAGCTGTAGAACGGGAGCGCCATGAATGCGCCCGCTGCGCTCGCCTCAGCGGTGCCGAACGCCGCCTGCTGGCGCGCGAGGAGTTTGGCTTCATCGCCGCGTGCATTGGTCATCAGAGTGTCTCCATTGGATTTTGGGTGGTTTCGTAAAAGACGGTGACGGGCATCGTCGCCGCCTTCAGGCTTGCCGCGCCGTCCATCGGCACGACCTCGCTTTCTTGCGGCGCGTCGAGGCGGAGGTAGTCTACCGCGCCGCCCAGGTTGGAACCGATCAGCAGCGTTGCGATCTCTCTCAAAGCTGTGTCGAGCGCGGTCGACCGCGCCGTCTCGTCTGCGTTTTGCACCACGACCTCGAGCGTGAAGACTTGTGACCACTCGCGAACGCCGTCGCCCAGCCGCCCACCTTCTTCGCGCGGATCTTCCGGCACGACATTGATCAGCCCGTTCAGCGGGCAGATTTCCGGCAATTCCCGCTCGCGCAGGATCGTCGCGATGTGCGGCGCGAGCGCGTCGACGAGCGCGAGCGTGATCGTTTCCTGTGGACCTGGCATTAGGATCTCCGGGGCAGGCGGCGAAACGCCTGGTCAATGTTTCTGGCAAGGTTGCGGGACGCCCCGGCGCTGACCGCCTTCACGTTCAAGCGGCGCTTCAGGCGGACCTGCGGGACGAGGTAGAACATGGGCACGGTCTGCAGACCGTAGCCGGTCTTCAGCGCGCGTTTGCTCCGCGAGCGGGCATAGCCGCCGCGCTTGCCTTGCCGCTCGCGCTGATTATCGACGACGAGCAGCGACAGGTTCGCGCGCACATAGACGTATCTGAGCGGGCCGAAGCGCGCCTCGGGGAAGTTCGACGGCGACAGGCGCTTACGATCAGTCCCTCGAGCGGGTGCGGCAGGCGTCGGGATTGCCAAGAACAGCCCGTTTTCGGAGCGAATGGTTGCGCCTTCGTCGAAGGTTCGGACAAGCTCCGGGGCCTTCGTGTAGACGACTGCAGCAGCTCCCAGAGAGGCCTGGCCTTTGGGGTACAACTTCAAGCGCCAGGAGCGCGACAACCGACGGCCGAGCCCGCGCTCGGTATCGACCCGAAGGGCGACCTGCACGTCGCGGCCGGTCTCATGCACGCCCACCGTGACAGCCTTTTCTGCGTCGGCCAGTTCCTCGCGCATATACCGCTCGAGATCGCCCCGGAGCGCTGCCTCGATCCGCATCAGATCTGCACCGTGTTCAAGAGGTATTTGATCCGCCGCGGATCACGTGCCCTGGGTGGCGCCTGGACGCGAAACCGCTCGCTGCCGACCGCAAGGATCGAGCCCTTGCCGAGCCCTGTCGCCTCGGAGACGCGGATCTCGAAAAGCGCCGTCGAGGATTGCAGGTCGAGCGAGCCGACCTGGACGATGTCGTCGGGACGTGTCGGCAGAAGCCGCACCGCGCGAGCTTCACCGTCCGGATCAAAGGTGCCGTCGATGCCATGATGCTCGAAAGCGGCATCGACGGCGCGCGTGAAGTGATCCACGGTCAGCCGGTTGCAGCGGTATCGGACTGACCGGCGGTGCCTGCGGTCGCATCGCTTGCCGCAGCGGCTGTGGCCGTCGCGGACGTGCTGGTCTCAGCCGCGGCCTTACCGCCATCAGTCGACGCGGCACCCGAGGCGCCGGTCGTGGCCTCCGACTTCGGCTTGCGGCCCTTCTTCTTCGAAGCAGCCTGGGCAGGGGCATCCTTCGCGGGCGTGCGCTCGCCCGCCTTTTCCTTCTCGATCTCGGCCGCCACGGTGTCGGGCACGAAGCCCGACCAGCCAGCGGGAAGCGTGCGCTTCGTGCTGCTGCCAGTGCGATAGCTGAAGGGCGCGGACATTTTCACATGAACGTCGGGTTTCGACATTGGTTCTCTCCGGAAATGAATGGAAAGGCCCGGGCCTTCATTGGCCCGGGCCTGGATCTCGCGAGCGCGTATCCTCAGATCGCGACCGGACCTTAGTTGGACGTGAAGCCGCGCACCAAAACGGCCGGGCGCATGCAGATCGGCAGGGTCTGCATCATCGCCTCGACCTCGACAAACCGCCCCTTCGGATCGATGTGGACCATCGAATAGAAGGGCTCGCCTGGCAGGTTCGCCATGCCGACATAATCGGCCGAGCCGTCAAACTGACGGAACGTCTGCCGGGTGCCGAGCGGGAAGAACACGGCTTCCGCCTGCGGGAGGAATTCGCGCGTCAAGAAGGTGCCGTCCTCCTGCGGAACCGGCGCCTCGGCGAGATACTCCTTCCAGCGAATGCCGCCGAAGTCGAAGCCATCCGAGGTGTCATCGCGCAGCGGGTCGCCGCCATTGGCATTCTGGTAATGCTTGTAGCGCTCCTTGAAGTCCGCGTGCCCCATGAGCTTGTCGGTGTAATCCGGGTCGATCAGCCCCTGAACACCCGTCATCACGTCACCGAGCAGGTTCAGGCGGATATGGCGGGTCACCTCGCGGCACTTCGCCATCAGGTCGGTCGTCGACGTCCCGAAGACGAAGTCGACCGATTTGCGCGTGATCTCGAACTTGTCGAAGAGATCCACGATCACCGAGCCATCAGCATCCAGCACCTGACCCTGTAGGGCGCCGGACCGCAGGTATTCGCGCGTGATGTCGATCGACCCGCGCAGATCCTCCTGCCGATCCAGAACCTCGCGCTCGGCGTCCTGCAGCTCGGTCACGGAGCCATACGCGCGGATATTGTCGATGTCGTCGGCAGTGATCTCGGACGTCTTGCCGAAGCGCTCGGTCCGGAAATCTACGAGATCGCGCTTGGCGCGGCGCTGGCCGCCAAGCGGCGTGCCACGCTCCGAGGAGCCGACGAGCTGGATCACGCCGTTTTTCATCTCGACGGAGAACTTCGTGCCGCGGATGCTCTTCGAGCTGAAGAGCCCCATCTCGCCGATCGTGCCCCACTGGTTCGGGATGATGCGGATCGCCTCGCCGAGTTCCATGGCGCTGAAGGCGTCGCCTTTGAAGATATCGATATGCGCCATAGGACGCTCCTTTCTGGAAAAGAAAACGCGCGCCAGTGGCGCGCGCATGATGGTTGGCCCGAGGGCCGATGGCGGCTGGTTTTTAGGCCAGCGCGACGATCCCTTTATCCTCGAGCGCCGCGCAGGCCGTGTCGCGCAGCGCCTCGCTCGACCAGGTTGCATCGAAGGTCAGGCCTTGGCGACGCACTTGCGCGGGGCCCCGCTTCAAAATGGTCGCCTCGACATCCGCAGCCGCCGCTTTCGCTTCGGACATCAGCACTGCGGCCGGGGTCTGAGACCCATCCGTCGCGGTCTGGACGCTGAGGATGTACTTGCCTGTCGCCGTGATCTTCCCGAGCACGGCGCCCGGCTCCAAGTCCGCAGCGGTGCCGATCGTTGCCCGTTCGCGGCAGTAATAGTTCTGCGTCTCGAAGAGCAGGAAGTCTCCGGGCGTCTTGCCCTCGCTCAGTTTGGTCATGTTCGATCTCCTCTGATCTTATGAGCCTTGGGGGAACGGACCGGCCATGCGGCCGGACCGGATCAATTCGCGTAGCGCTCCTTCGCGCGGGCCGCGATGCCGGGACGCGCTTCGGTCGCGGCGGGGCTTGGCGCGGACAGCTCGGTGGCCTCCGCGTCGATATTGTTGCCGAAGCCCTGCGCGGGCTGCGCTTTCGGTGCAGCGGCCAGATGCTTGCCCGCCTCCTCGGCGCTCATGTCGCTGTTGAAGGCGAGGCTCTTTGCCAGCTCTTCTCGGCCTGACGCCTCCGGGTGGTTCATGATCGCCGAAATCCGCGCGCGCTCATCCGACGCAGACGGCGCTGCGGGAGCCTGGGCGGGCGGGGAAGCAGGCGCCGGTGCGCTGGCCGCGGCGGGCGGCGTGCTCGTTGCATCGGGCGCGGGCGCCTGCGCGTTTGCATCCGGAGCCGTGGGCTGCGCGGTTGCGTCGGGGCCGTCGGTTTTCTTGGTCATGGGTTCAGTCCTTTCCGTGGTTGCAGAAACACCGGACCGCGCGGTCCGGCCGTTGGCCTTCTCGATGAAGCTCTCGAAAGCGATGCGCGGGTTCGCGACCTCGTCGGCGAGCCCCGCTTCAACAGCGGCTGCGCCCAGGAAGGTCGCGGCCTCGGTCGCCAGCGCGTCAGCCGCGCTCAGGCGGTCACCTCGTCCAGCGGCGACCGTTTCGGCAAAGATCTGGCGCAGGTTTTCCATTTCCGCCGACAGCGACGCGCGCACGCTCTCGGGCAGCGGCTCGTATGGATTGCCGTCGGCCTTGTGTGCGCCCGCCGAGATCACGGTCACCTGCACGCCCATGGCATCGAGCCGCCCGCTGTAATCGGCATGCATGGCGATGACACCGATCGAGCCCACCCCGGCCGTACGTGGCACGACGATATGATCGGCCTGCGATGCGATCGCGTAGCCCGCCGAATAGGCGTGATCCGAAACAAAGGCCCAGACCGGCTTTTTCTCGCGGACTGCGCGGATCTGGTCGGCAAGCGCAAAACAGCCCGCGACTTCACCACCAAAGCTGTCGATCTCGAGCGCGATCCCACGGACCTTGTAATCCGTCGCGGCCGCTTCGATCTGGGCCGCGAGCCCCTCATAGCTGGTTTCGCCCGAGGATTCTCCGAGCCAGGCACCGCGATGCACGAGCGTTCCGGTCACCGGAATGACCGCGACGCTGTCGATTACGCGATAGCCGGACCGCCGCCCATTCCGGAGATCCTCCTCGAGCCGTTCATCGAGCAGCGAGGCTTGCGGCCGAACTCGACTGGCTTCACTGGCCTCCGCGCCTATGACCGAAATCTCGCGCTCGGTTCCCAGCACGCGGGAGCCGAGCCCCATGATGAAAGCCGCGGCCTTTGCGGGCGCAGCCAAAAGCGGCGTGTGAAACACACGCGCCGCGATCTGCGGATGTCGCATCCTGTCAGTCCTCTTCTTTGAGCGGGGGGCCGCCATTGTGGCCGAGGAGCTTCGCGAAGCTCTCCTGCATGGGGTGCAGGGTGTCCTCAGGCATCGCCGCGATCTCGGCGCGGATCTGTTCCATGTTGTCGGCGTAATCTGTGCCGGTCAGCTCGGCAGCCTCCTCCTCGAGTGTCGAAAGACCGAGCGCAACGCGCATCGCCGCAGCTTGCGCCTCTTTGACCGGGTCGACGAACCCCTTGCCGGGGCCGATCCACTTCGCCCGGGCGTAGGCGGGCCAGAAGGTGTAGAAGTCCGGCGCGCCACGCGGCAGCGCGATATGGCCATCCATCACCTGCTCTTCGAGCCAGGCCATGAAGAACGGCTGACAGAAGCCCTGCGAAAACGCCGTCCGGCGCGCCGTCCATCCGCGCCAGATCTCGATCATTGCAGCGCGCGCGCTCGAATAGTTCGTCTTTGACCAATCCGCGGCGAGTTGCTCGTAACTGATCCCGAGGCCCGAGGCGATGTTGCGCAGCACCGCGGATTCGAAATCAGCGAATTGCGCAGCGGGCCGGGCGGTGTTGACCATGCCGATTTCGTCGCCGGGATAGAGCGTCGAGACACGCGCGCCGCCGACCTTGATGCCCGCAGTCTGGCCGTAATACCCACCGCGGGCCTCCTGGTAATCGAGGAAACCTTTACCACCGCCCTCCGTGAACATCTCGTCGATGATTTCGGGGCCCATGGGCGACTTGATGAAGGCCGCGAGGACCGCATTGATGACTGCCGCCTGCAGCTCGACCCGCGCGTAGTGGTCCTCCATCTTCAGCTTTTCGATGATCGGCGCGAGGCGGCTGACACCGCGCGTTTGGCCATCCCGGCTCTTGTCGAAGAAATGGATCACCTGCGGACGGCCGGTGCGGCCGGTCCGGCCGATGCGCTTCCAGGTGAACTGATCGGCAGGCTGTGCCCAGCCAGTATGCGGATGCGCCTGGCGGAAATGGTACGCCCGCGCCGCGCCGTCTCGCGAGACCTCGACACCACCGCGCAGCGTTACCTCGTCGGCCGAACCATACGGGTTCGACAGCAGATCCGGATCGACGATCCGTAGGCAGGTTTTCGTGGCACGCTGACGGCGCCAATTGACTAGGCCCAGTGCTTCGCCCTCAATCAGATAGGTACGGTAGGCAAGGGCGAACATCTGAGGGACCGTCTGGCTGAGCGTCGTGTCCGCGAAAAAGCGCGGGTCTTCGGCATAGGACCGCCAACGCGCCTCGACGAGTTCTTTGAACTCCCGCGCCCAGTCTGCACTCAGCCCCAACGCGCGCCAGTCAGGCTTCAGGAGCGGCCGGAAGTTCGCGCCGATGACGCTATCGACTTCCTTGGCGATCCCACCAGCTGCCCAGCCGTTGTTTCGCACGAGATCACGGGCCCGGGCAGTGATCCGGTTCTTGCCGGATAGGATCTCGGCGTCAGCTGCGCGGTTCTGCGGCAGATAACCGGCCAGCGTGTCGATCGCGGTATCCGCGGCCGCGTAGGGATGCGACGCATTGATACCCGCATCGCGGAGACCGCCCGCGGTCGCACGACGGGGCACCGCTGGAACCTGAGACAGAGAGCGCGCCATCAGAACACCACCGGGCGCGAACCTGCCCCGGTGCCCTGCCCGAGCTGACGCTTCAGCGAATTGATGTAGCGGCGCAACCGGCTTTCCATGGCGGGCGTGAATTCCGTGCGATGGCCGTCATAGGAAACGACAGTCACGCTTTGCCCGATCATGACCTTGTGAAGAGCGGCCTCGGCGTCCGCGAGGTTCTGCTCAAGGATGGCTGTGTCAGTCATGGGGCCTCAATGCTTTCGCTAGGCGCGCGGCAGGATCAGCCGCACGGTTCTGTTTCGGTTTTGGCGCGGCACTCGCCGCCGCCATCGGCAGTTCGGCGTCGAAAAGATCGCCTTGCGGTGTGTCCGGAACGGCGCCCCGCTCGGCGGCGAGCGCATCCCATTGATCATCGGTCATCGAGGCCCAGCCTTTCCGAAGTGCCCCGGCCTCTGCGTAGTTCATCGTGTCGAGCGCTTCGTTCCGCCGTGTCGGTTCGACCAATTCCCAACGGCTGGTCATCACCCCCACCACGTTGCGCCGCAGGACCCGCGTTTCGGCGGTCAGCATGCGATAGAACTCGTCTCCGAGATCCCGCGCGAACTGCGTAAAGCCACGCTCATCCGGCATCTCCTTCTCGAGATGCTGATAAAGTCCGGCTTTCAGCGACGAGACGTTCAGGATGAACGCGCGTTTCTGCGATCGCTTCGCTTTGCCGTCCTTGCGCCGCTCGAACTTTTGCAGCTCCATCAGCGGACCGTTTTGCTTCGAGCCGCCCTTGACGATGATCACCCGGTTCCAGCTATGGGTTTTCGCCCAGCTCCAGACGTCGTCGGTATAGGCGCCGCCGTCGATCGCCAGGATGTCGAGCGCGAAGGTCAGACCGAACTCGGTCCGCCATTCCTGTTTGAGGAGCGCGTTCAACTGCGTCCGGCCTTCCTCGTCGCCGATGTGGTGCGGGATCACCTTGTAATCGATCACCCACCGCCTGCGGTTCGCACCGAAAGCCACGAAGTGAACTTCGATGCGATCCTCCTGGCAGTCGACGCCTGCCGAAAAGATAAACCCCGTCGCGGGCAGAAAGCCCCGCTCGAGCACTTCGCCCGGCGCCGCATTCTCGGTGCGGTCCCGCAGGACTTCCCAGTCGGGCGCATCCGTGGCCTGCTCATACGGCAGGCCCAGCACGTCGTTCCAGAACACCTGCTCGACCGTAGAGCTGACCACCGGCTGCGTGGCCTTCAGTTTCTTGCCTGGCGACGCCGAAGCATCCGGGTCCTCAGTTGCCGGTCGATCGGTACGCGCAGAGATGCGCGACCAGCCCATGACCTGGGCATATTCAACAGCGATCGAGCCCCAATCCCGCTGCGGTGCGTAGGCCCGCCAGAGGTGAAAGCCCGGGTGATCGCCGTTCGGATTTTGCTTCACCCATCGGCCGAGGCGCACAATGCGCTCCTTGTCGCCATGACGGATTTCGCAGCCGCAAGAGATGCAGGTGAAGTGCGCCGCGTGCAGGCGCTCGGGATCGATGTTCTCCCGAAAGTTCTCCCACGTCAGCGGCTGTCCATGTCCGCAATGCGGGCACGGAACGTAATAGAGGCGCTGATCACTGCGCTCGTAAGACAACGTGATCCGGCAGGTGCCCTTGATCATCGCTGTTGAGACGCGAAGGATCTTTGCGTCCTCGTATCCCGACGCTCGGCTTTCGGCGAGCTTCTCCGGATCGCCCTTTTCCGACGTCTCGAACTTCGAAAGGTCATCGAGGATCACAAGCCGTCGGCTCGTGCCCGTGAGATCCGCGGGCGAACCCGCCGAGGCGACCTTGATCGAGCCGTTTCGATCGAGGGTCTCCTGATTGAACGTGTTGTCGCGGTTCTCACCGCGGCCAGATCCAAACACGCGAATGAGGCCGGGCGCCTGTCGACGCATTGGCATCCACTTGTTGTTGACCCATTCACTCGCTGCGCTCCCGGTCGGATGCACGATCAAGCTGTCGAGCGGTGTGTACTCGTGCCATTCCGCCAGCGTTGGCTGAATGATCGAAACTGTCTTGCCCCATTGTGCGGAGCCTCGGATCGTCACCTCGCGCGCCGGGTGTTCCGGTGACAGCACATCGTGGATCTCACGCAGAAAGGCGAACCGAGAGATATCGAACGGGCCAGGCATCGGCGACCGGGCGTCGAAAACGATGTTCTCCTCGCACCACCTGGTGATGTCAGGCGGAGGCGGGGGTGCGATCGACTGGGCGATAGCACGCGCGACCACCGCCTCGACCGAAGCCAGGAAACCCATTGATCAGAAATCTGCCTCTTGTTCGACCTCGGAGGGCTGCGCTGCTGCAGCCTCATCCGATTTTTCCTCTGCGCGCTCGCCGCGATATTCACGCCAGACCTGTGTCAGGATCGCGCGGGCCTGCAGGAAGTCGACGCCCAGCTCGTCTGCGAGCCGCCGCGCACCACCGCGCAAAACCTTGCTCTCGATCGAAGCGATTTCCATCGCCATCTGTCGGGATGTCTCGCTCGCAACCTCGCTCGCCAGAACCCAGTGGCCCTCTTCCGCTTCGTTCTGACGACGCGCGCGCCGGGCCTTTTCTTCCAGCTCGAGCGTGCGGGCCTGCTCGTATCGGCTCGGATCTTTGGACCCGCGCTGTAGTGCGGCCTGCTCATTAGCTGGGCCGCCATCGCCTCCGTCAGATCCGGCGTCCGCCGCGATCGTTGTAAGGCTGGCCTTGGTGCCCGCGCCGTTGCCCAGCAGCTGACCGGGGTCGAGCTTCTGCCCGAGAGCCTGGGCAACCTTGGCGATATCGAACCGACGCGATCGACCAGAGCCTGAATAACATCCGTTCAGGCGACCATCGCTGACAAGCTGGCTAATGCGGCTCCGCGAAAGGTTCAGGCCCCTCGCCAATTCCGTCGCGTTCACCTGCTGCTGCATCACTTTACCTCCGGCACCGCTGCAGCGGATCCGTCGCCCTCCTCATCGTCCTGTCTGAACTTTCGGCCTGTCCACCTAAACGAACTAAAGTTTAGGCTTTCCAACTTGTTTAACGTGTCTCAACACACGCGCTTAGCCGCCCCGTATACATTCGAGCCCCAGGAAGGACCCGCTTTTTTCGGGGCGATGTCGCTTCTGGAAAAGAAAACGCCCGACGGCATCTCTGCCCCGGGCGCGGTTCGGTTCGCTGGCAACATCGCAAGTGGGTGACATTCTGTCAATTGGCTTTGCGCGGGGAGCTGAACAGAGGTCAGCATGTCAAAAACACAGAGCATTGACATCTCAAGCCGCAACGCTGGCAATCGCATGAAAGAGCTGTACAATCTATCCACGGAACAGAATTGTGTTCTCAGACCGGCGGCGAAGCTGGCTGCGGCCAAGTAATGATTCTCCGTTAGTAATACTTGGATAATGTGTAAGATCGAAAATACTCATGACCAGAACCCGAGGACGCAGATTTTCCTTTGTGATAAAGAAAGATTGGTTTCTAGTTTTTCACTCGCGTCCCGCCGCATTGCTTTGGTAAGTACGAATGAAGAGAATATTCGGCTCAATGCTTTCTGCCGCCGTGCTTTTGGCAAGCTCATCGAGTTACGCCCAAGAACTTAACGGCCCACAAAAGAACGCAGCTAGATCCGCCAAACTCTACTTAAGTATTTCAGGGTTCTCCCGAGATGGCCTTATCGAGCAATTATCTTCACTGTACGGAGACGGTTACGATTATGTCGATGCCGCAGCAGCGGTAGACAGCCTAGCGGTTGACTGGAACTTCCAGGCCAAGAGATCCGCCGAGCAATATCTCTCAATGATGGGCTTTTCTTGTAACAGTCTCATAGAACAACTTTCCTCAGCTGCGGGAGACAAGTACACCAATGCTCAAGCGACTTACGGGGCGCAGCAAGTTGGAGCGTGTTAATCTCTTTGCGTCAACCGATTTAAATCCGTGGGGAGTGACCTTTTGATCAAGAAATCTAATTTGACTATGAAGAATATAGTTATTGCCAGTATGTCAGTCATGGCTTTAAGCGTGCCTGTACATGCTGAAACGCGACTGATTTGCGAGAATCCTCGGCGCGAATACCTTGTGGTTTACTCGCCGGGCGCGTCCGACTTGATCTTAAATCCTGACTCCGGCCGAACAACTTATTCAATCCTTGTCGACGATTTATCGGACAAGTCGCATGTGGTTACAGCCAGTACTACTAGTGGTGGACCGACCGCGCGTTTGCACCTAAGGCCATACCTAAAAATGGAGTTCTGGTCGGGCGGTGAGGTCACTCAAACCGACGGTTGCTATACCGTACCATAAGCTCAAAGTCAGTGTTGAGCCCCAACGCAAGACGCAGAATTTCTTGAACGGTAAGCTTGCGTGCAACGCTCATGCTATTTTCATTAAACTGCATTCAATTACCTTCCAATTGCCAGAGAAAGGCGCTTATCGGCCCTTCATGCACCCCGCGACGAAGGTCGGCTTCGAGCCCAAAAGGGCATTCGACTTCGAGTGGGATACCGTTCGTGACGAAGCTGACACCAGATAATAATAGTAACAGGAGAAACGATGCGCGATATTGAGGGAATAGAGGAGGCTATAGAAATTCTGCGGCCACACTGGAGCGATATAGAGGAAAACTTTCAACGGCAGAATGAGCGATATCTCGCAATGGCATCAACAGATCATGAAGTGGCTGGCCGAGTATTGCGAGCACACCTGATTATCGAGAATTTTTTGAACAGCTATTTGGTTGAAATTTTCAAGTTCGACGACTTCGATGATCTGCGGCTGAGTTTTTCCCAAAAGGCAAAGATGTTGCCGAAGAGTAAAGTTGGAGCTGCGTGGGTTCGACCCGGAATAATTCAGCTAAATTCTGTTCGGAACAAGTACGGGCACCGGCTGGACCACACCGTCGAATTTCCCGCCATAAGCGCAATTATGGAGGTTATTTCTGTGTCAAGGTCTGGACAGGAGTTCAGCACCCCGCTTGATGCTATCGAAGCCTTTGCACCAGTAGCATGTGCTTTTCTTACTGTACCCCCGCGACATCTTTCAGAAGCCTTCGCCCAAGCATTCAAATATGTTCACACCGCTACACCTGTTGATAATGGATGAGCCCTCAATAACGGCGCGGTCCGCAAAACTGAAGACCCTGACTAATTTGACGAACCAATCGAGATTGGGAGAGCGAAGCAGGGCAATACGGTGAAGCGGACGCTGGTGACAGACATCGAAGCGGATAGGCTTGGATTTCGTGCGGTCGAGATAGCGCAAGAACGAGGTGATGCGCTTGAGGCTGAGGGCGATCACGCCGGTGCGTTACTGTGGCGTGAAAAAGCGGAAGCGTTTGCAGAGTATTTCACGGCCATGGAAACCGAGAAGCGCAAAAAGGCGAACGTCAATCTGAACGAGATCGAACTTCATGCGGGAATCTCTGATCTCTACCTCAACGAGCCTTTAGACATTTGTCCGGGCCTCTCGATCAAGCCCACCTACGCGCACGTAATGTCGCCGATCGTAATGGCTTTTTCGCGCCCGTCAGCGCCGGGCGCCGGGCATCCGGGGCCGTGGCAGTCCGCATCCGGCGGGGCAGCAATCGATCTATATGTTCAGGTGACCCTCAAGCCGTCCTCATCGCTCGGCGGATTCGATCGATTGAACACGCTCTGGTTCTTGGCAGCCCTAATGCGCCTCAGCATCTCGAGCACGATTCGCGTACCGATGATCAGTGATAAACCGTTCGCGGATGTCGCTTCCGATAACTTGGGCCTATTCCTGTGGCCGGTCGAGTTTCGTCGCTCCAGCCTTGCGGCGCTAAGATTCCAGGCAAGCGAGACAGCGACCGGCCTCGCCTGGACATCGTGTCATATCGAGGTCGGAGCGGCGATGATGACGCAAAAAGGCTTCGCGCTGGCCTTTCAGACTTACGACGAGGCAGCTTTTGCAGAGAACCCTGCCACGGCGATGATACTGCTTTGGTCTGCGCTTGAGGCGCTTTTTCGGCCCGGCTCGAGAGATATAACGAAGAGGCTGTCGCGAATGATTGCTACTTATCTTACAAACGATCCGCGGAAGCGAGATCGACTCTATCAGCAGGTAAAGGAACTCTATGAGACGCGAGGTCAAATGGTGCATGCCGCTCGTCCGCCAAGGATGGAGTCAGTTGATTTGACGGCTGGAATTGCGCGGCGGGCATTTATGAATGCGTTTGAGGAAGGCAAAACGCCGGACCCCGAGAGACTCAACGAAGCTTGGTCTGAGCGTATCAACTACTGACATCAGTATTAAAAGACGCGATCGACCTATGGACTGACAACGACAGCTCAGACAGCACAGCCGACCTTGTTGCATGGCGCAGCGAATGTCAGCTTCCCGGTCATCTGCTCGCCTAAATTAAGTCGACACAGGCTGGTGCTTCCAGCAAGTGAGCATTGCAGCTAGTGTCGGCTCAGGAAAAACCGAAAGTGATATTTTGCGACACCAACTGACACCCAGGATGCGCACTGCGCTGGAACGGCTACGCTATGAGTGCGATTATGAAGATGACCGCGTCGGAGATGAAAATAACTATGTCACGATAGGACAGATAGCCCCTGGGATCGGTGTCAAAACGCTTTCAGATCTTGCAGAGCGAGGGTTGATCAAGGTCGGTACTAACAGATGGCACAATTGTGAAGGATACCGCATCACGCATGCTGGCCGCGAGGCGCTCGGGTGAACACGACCCTTTGCGGATGCTCGGAGGCCGACCACATGCCGCCGCACAGCAGACCTTCTCGACACAAGCTCGAAGCTGTGTTGAGACTGGTATAAATAGTGACTAAAATCACTCGCAAATATAGTAACGTTTAATTTCTAAAGGCTGCGCTACAAACCTTCGACATGGCATACTTTTTTTTAGACGATAGCAAACATCACTACGCTGGTTTCTCTCTGGCGGCCTTTGTGATCTGCGAAACTGATCCAACTGACCATGTCGAGGCTATCTTTCGGGATCTTGGGTTCGATCCAGGAGGTTTTGAATACAAGTCGTCGGCCAAGATGGCGGATGACAATCGTCTGCGACAACTTCGGGCAGCCTTGAAAAACTACATTAGCAGAAAATGTAAAATTTCCATTTGCGTTGTGAATGGCGACAATAGACTGGGGCCTGCCGCCCTAAAATTACTCCACTGTGCTCTGTCCCACCCGAGCCTTGAAGGACACGATCACGAAGTTTTCTTTGACGAAGGTTTGTTCCCGTCTGTTAAGTCGGCGACTGACCCAGCTTCGAGAGAGAACAAGTTTGGCCAATGCAAGATGCATTTTGAGCAAGACTCAAGAAATCATGTGGGAATTCAACTAGCAGACGTTGCAGCTCATACTTGCAGCACGATGCTTCTTGAAACACTTGGGCATGTTACCAAAAAGGTCGTGTTAAGCGTTCCAGGTGACAGCGTTTATGATGGCCAAGAAGTGGGACTCGGCTTCGAAATGTGGGCCGGAATGCGATATGCACTCTTATCTATGACCAAGCAGCATCCAAAGAATGATTTTGAATTAGCGACTGTCGATGTTTTCCCCTGGGGATTGTTCATAGACGAAAGCACAAGCGAACCGATCGCGGCAGCTGCAAAGCAGCGGTTTGGTGAAAATTACCTTGGATGCATTCACTGACGGCCCTAACCGGACCTCCGCCAAGACCTGATTCGCTGAGGTGCTGCGATCCCGAGGCGGACGCCCGAATGCGCACCGGATTTCTGCACCATCTCTACTGCCGCACCTGCTGGTCTCTTCTAGTGTTGCAATTGGTATGAGTCATGCGCCATCATCAAAATATCAGCTTGTCAAACTCCGATTTCAATGTTGGAAACTCGTGTCTCTGAAGTAAGTGATCTTGCGCTTCTGAAATAAGTTTCTCTAGGTCATCGTCTGCGAGGACAATGACATACCCATGGCCATCCTGTGCAGCCGCGCGACACCGTTGGTCGAGTCTGGCACGATCTTCGATGTTGCGGCACACTACGATTCCAAACTGCCCTCTCTCTTTCGAAAACCGCATGGCGATCTGATCGATCTCTGGGTTCCCAAGTTCTTCCCCAAAATTCTTACATTCGACGAAAACATGAGAGCAGGAGTAGTGTCGGGCGAGCCATTCGAAGAAGCCGGAGCGCGCATAATTAGTGAATGTCAGATCAACCCGCTTTAAGCCGTCATGTAGCGCAGTCTGTTTTTCTGGGTCGACCAACACGGGATAGAAGATAGCGGCAAGCAGGTCCGTGATAGCATCTTCATACCGGTAAGCCGCTTTGCGCCCCGGCTCCAAATCCTTCACAGCGGCCATGAGTCCCTCCCAATCAGGTGGCGGCAACTCTTGGACCTCCGCGATCTGTCGGTGGCTCAATGCTGGAGTAGGAGCGGAGTTGTCAGCTTTGTACTTCTTCAGGAGTTCAGGGTTTTCATCGGTGTACTTGATGGATACGGCCTTCGCTTCACTCCCATATTTTTCTTGCAGCTCAGTTTTGTAAACCTTCTTCTTCCCCTTGTTTTTGCCAGATTTGACCGTGAATACTAGCTCCGAGTTCCTAGCTATCTCTTCTTGTTTCATCGCCTCCAACACGTAGTGTCGGTAGTACATCCCAACGTCAAAATCAGAGCTGATCCGAACAATGGACTTGGGAACTAAAATCAGCTTCTCCGAATTTGGAGCTGGCAGTCGCACAAAGTCCTCATCCCACGAACGGGTCTTCGGATTCCAGACTGGACCAGAAGCTACTTCATCGTCCATGGGAATGTCATACTCTTCGCAAGCATTTTGAGTGAATGTGATGAGTGGCCCGCGGATGATGTTCGTAATGATGTCAGACAAGATGTCGACCGAAACCCCGTCGACAAGAAGGACCGTATCTTCCAGATCACTTAGAAGGCCTGTCTTCACGGCTTTGCTACTGCAAAGAGCTTTCCAAATCTGCCTGGCCTTTTCCGGTCCGAGGCCTCGACCGTCTGACTTCCCTTTTGACAATCCGAGATGGGTCTCGTTCGGTTCCTTAAGCTGCGAAAGAACACTTAACGCTTTAGCATGGTCACCATTTCTGATCGACCCAATAACTGCTTCAAAAAAGCTCGCGAGAAGATGGCTACAGTGATCCCCCCATTCGGATTCGAGCAGTCGTACAGCCCTCGCGTTCACGAACAGCTTGATGTCCCGATCAATATCGACGTCAATAAATTTCAGCGACGGCTGACTTCGGCCAAGCTTATAGAACTCTGAAACTCTCAATGCTCATCCACTTCGTATCACTGGATACAGCTTATGGGTGTGTCGAGTTAAGCGCCACCCCTCTCCGAAGTTTGGATTTCGTTGAAATTTCGCCAAAAAAACGCATAACCCCTTGCATGTGAGGTCGCGCTTTGTGCCAACGTCTGCTTCGACCGATGCAAGCGTCGGCTGGTGCGTCCGCAGCGAAAGTCCGGAATTTGCCCAATCCTACCCTTCCTTCCAAGGCAACAGCACCGGCAGCGCGCCATCAACCTCAAACGCCGTCAGCCCCGAACCCACCCGAAACGTATCCCGGATCTCCCGCAACGCAGCGCACCAAAGCAGCCAGTCCCGCCGCCGTGCCGCGATTTCCGTCGCGGTACCCTCGTAGGTGACGAGACAGACATAGCCATCATCCTGGCCCAGCTGGCTCGCTGGCCACCGGCCGACGCGACCATCGCCGACCCAAAAGCTTCGCTCCGCAAACCGCCCATGCTTGTGCCGCCGCACAGCCGACGGCACGCAGCGTGGACGAATGTACCGGCCCCAGTTGGGCTGGGTTCCCGCCAGCGCATGCTCCGCGATCGTGATGGCCATGCGCCGCCCGCCACAGCCCTCGTGAAGGCAGGAGACGGCGGAAGCGACGAGATCCGCATCTGGATGCGGCTCGGATCGTCCACCGCCGTCTACGTTGCAGCCGAGGTTGTGGCGCTGCATCAGGATGTATTCCATCGAGACGCCCGGGCGTTCGCCCGCCACGGATGCCAGTTCATCGAAGTCGATAGACACACGCTCGACCTGGAACGCCCAGATCAGCAGTTCCCAAACCGACACCGACCGTTTGGTGGCGCGGCCGGGTCGAATCTTCGCCATCGTCGTCATGCAGCCCCCGTCGTCGGCTGAACCAGCCCCTCGGCGCGAGCCTCGATCGCCCGGTACCAGGCGAGCCATTGGTGATCGTCCTGCGCCGCCGCCCCGCGCGCCTGCCGCTCCTCGATCAGGGTCACCTGCCGCGCCCAGTCCGCCGCCCGCTCGCGCACCGCGCGCCAGTCGCCATCGCTGAGCGGCGGTCGCTTGCGCTTTTCGAGAAAGAGGAACTCCGCCACCAGCGTACCCTCGGCCTTCGCCTGCGCGCCTCGGGCCGAGCGGAACCAGCTGACAATCGTCGGATGCTCTTCGACGGGCCGGGGCGAGACCGTCTCAGCCAGCGACATGATGTGGGCCATCGACGGCCAGGCATCTTTCGAAGGCCCCTGCCCCCGATAGACCAGCATCGATTTGAGGACGGCCAGTTGATCTTCCTCCATGTAGCCAAGGTGGTCGGCAAGCTTCACCAGAAAGGCCTCGTGCCGGTCCGCCTTTAAATTCCCCAGCTTTCGGAAGCCTGCCTCTATCAAGGGCTCGATCAGGCAGCGCCTTACACGGCCGCGCTTCGTCTCGGGCTTAAGCTCTGCACTGTCCATGCGGCCCTCCTTTCTCAGCAAGTTGCGGATGGGATTTGCCCCCGCGCCCGCCAACTGGGCGCATATTGGCAAATGTCTTTTCATTGTAATTGTCTTTGTCTCTTTCGACGTGGACACTTCGAGACACTTTCAACAAGTGCCTGTAAAGAAATAGAAATTCTGGAAAAGTGTCCGCGATCCGTCCAAAGACTGTCCGCAGGACAGTTTGAAGACACTTCGGACAATTCATCTTAGATCTCCCCCGCGCCTCGGTTGATCGAGATCCCGCATGTGCCGCACCCAGGCGGTCATTCCCCGCTCCACCCAAGTCGTGCTGCGATAGCCGCAGCCTTCCTGCTGCAGCCATTCGTCCATCCACCGGATGGCGGCATCGTTCTTCGACAGCTCGAGGTGTAGTCCAGCGACCGTCTGACGGAGCCGCTGAAGGCGCTTTGAAACGTTCGCGGCTTCGGTTTTTGCCCGATTGTCTTCTTTTCGCGAAATCGCGTCCTGAAGTGTTCGCACCACATAGGCATGCCCGAAGCGGATCTCTCCGTTATCGCAGCGGTAGCGGTGCCATTTGTGCAAAGGACCGTATGTCAGCTCGCATAGCGAACGGAAGTGCCCCGGCTCGGTCATAGTCAACTTGGCGAGCACATCTAAGTCGAGCGGCAGCGTACCGATCGGGGAATGATCATAGCTGATGCAGATCAGATCAAAGTAAAGCGCCCGGCACTCTGCGTTCGCTTTCATCCGCATATCGCTGTTGAGCCAGCGTCGGCGCTCCCAAGTCATAAAGTAGTGGTGGTCTATCCGCTCATCAGTCGAGAGCGGATAGTCCGGGAATTCGTCTGCCGCCACGGGTGTCATGAAGCTTTGATCTCGCCTCATCGCCCCTGCCCTCGGCCTTGCACCATGCCTTGGCTCGCGAGGTTGGAACAGTATGATTGCAAGGCAACGCGGAGCCGCTGAAGTGCGTACTCCCGATCCAGCCCGCCGGGCACCAACCCTGCCTCGACCACAGCATGGCAAGCACGAATGATGTTTGTCATGTGAGGGGCGTCTCGAGCATCGATTTCGGCGAGGAGCGTGCGAATACGCCGGATATCTGGCTCTGTCTCGACACTCGATATTGGCCAGGGCTTGAGCACCAAAGCCAGAGCCGCAGCGACTAGCACACGCGGGGCAGCTGCATTGCTCATAGCGCTGCCCTGACTCGGTGATATTGTCCAAGCAACTTTCGTTCGGGCTCGCCAGTACGCAGAGCCAGCATGCTCAGTTTCTTGTATGATCCCCCAGTCTTCATCAGCGCGATTACACGCTCAGCGTCGAGCCCTCTGACAGGTGGAGCCATGCATTTCGATATCTCTGCTGGCTTCAGACCACGATTGCGCTCGAGCCAATTGCGTACCTCGACGGGATCTGGGTCTATCGTCGTTCGTGACGGCATCGGGTCCAGGATGGCACCTGAACAACGATCGCGCATTGGGTATCCATAGCCACGCGCAGCCTCACGCACAGCGCGTTCAGAAACCAGGGCGATACTCGCGATCTCGTGTTCAGAGAGGCCAGCTTGCCATAAAGTGCGGAAACCCGAGCAGTCGGGTATGCCATGCGCTTCGGATTTCACGGACATCGTGCGCACTCCTCCGTTATTGGACATAGAGGAAGCTGGCACGAGACGCGTCCTGATCTGTCATTGTCGAAAAAAGGCGCAGCGGGGCCGCTGCAGTGCGCCGCCCGCCGCGCCAGGTGGCGGTCCGAGGACCGCGCGAGTTCCGCCGCATGCTGGCGGAGGGAGAAACCAAAGGCAGCGTTCATGCTGCCAAATCCGATCGGGATGCTTGAGCTAATCGAGTGAGCCAACCTTTCTTCCTGCAAACACTCCGCAGCTCACCCTCATCTTCACCGAGCACAGCAGTCAGTTGGGGCAGGCTCAGCATCCAGTCGACCTGTTCAGAGATCTGCCAGATCCGGAACGCCAAGGCTTCTTCGCGGGGATTAAAGCTACGCCGTTTCATGCCAAGCGCCTCCTGGCCCGAACCTCGCCCCGTGCCCTTGCGATTGCGGCTTGCGCCTCGTCGAGTTCACGCTCAGCTGCATCGAGAGCATCTGCGCTCATGCACTCGGCGGCGCGGATCGTTGCCGCCTGCGCTTCGCCGCATTCCTTGGCGATCGCACTGCAGTGCGCGTATAGCGTCGTGACATTCTCAGCAGCCACCACCGGCTGGAACATTCCACCTGCCAGCGCGCAGAAATGCCGCGCGATCGGCAGGGCCGCGCGAGGATCCGCCACGGCCAGACGGTGCAGGTAGTTCACTCCAAGCCCGCCCGGGCGTGTTTCGCTGACTTCGGTTCCGTAGCTGAGCGTTGAGCCGCGGATACCGAGGAAGTCGGCAAGGCGCTCACGCGGCTCGCAGGTGGCATCGAGCGCTGCGCTCACCGCACTCTGGATCGTGCCTGGTCGATGGTTCCTCATGTGAAGGGCCTCGTCATGGTTTAGCTTTTTTCCCGCCGCGCCCTGCACCATTCTCAGGATATGTGTGACGAGTGGATCAGTTGGCTTTTGAGTTGGTTCGACCGTTCAAGCGGCGTCTTCCGACTGGACTTCGGCCCAAGAGGCTATCGGAACCGCTCCTTCCGTCATTCGTTCGATTTTGGCTGCGGTTTTGAAGGTTGGGGTATCCTTGCGATGCAGCCATCGGTGCACCGTCGGCTGACTGACGCCGATAAGTTGCGCGAACGCACCTTGCGTCATTTCAGTTCTGTTCAAGAAAGTGGCTAGGCGTGTCATACGGCACATATACGCGTGACGTATCTTTTTCGTCAATACGCTGGGCGAATAATTATACGCGCCCGGACGTTTGCACAGACCGCAACCACGCGCATATTTCTCGCATGAAAAATCTTGCCGCGATCCGTAAGGCCAAAAATCTGAGCCAAGTTGAGCTGGCCGAAATGGTCGGAGTAAAACAGGCAACGATCTCGCGGATCGAAAAAGGCGTGAACAACCCATCCATCGCGGTAGCACATTCCATCGCGGACGCCTTGGGGATCAACGTGGTGGAGCTTTTCGGCCTTCCTGAGCTTGAGTCTCGGGTCCTCGACAGCTTTCGAGCAGCATCGCCCGAACGGCAAGCCGCACTTCTGACGCTCCTTGAAGCTGATCGGAAATAGCCTCAGGCGGACGATTCGCCTCCAGATACTCTAAAGCCGCAAAGAGCGCGGATTTGTAAGCACTTTCTACACTCATACGATCACCCCGTTCTCAGTTCGTTCTTATACAACCTGAGGTCGCAACGCGTCATCAAAAATGAATATATACGCTAAACGTATTGACTGAAATATACGTTCTGCGTATTCAATCCCTATCTTGAGTGCCAACTTGGCACAGATAGGAGTTCAACATGACGTCCAACGCGCATATCGAAGCCTGCCGTCGCGCGGTTGCTGAACCGGCCTTGGTCCGGCTGCATCCCGCGCTTATGGCAGACGCCTTTCTGACGCTGGCAGAGGCGCGTGGTATGACAACCCGGTTCGAAAACCTCGGCCCGCCTTGCCATCGGATCGGCCCGGCCACGGGGCATATCGAAGCGCCGATCGCGCTCGATGTCCCGCAGGCGGAGAAAACCGAAGTCGAGGCACGCCTTGCTCGGATCCCGGCCCTGGTCCGCGCCCACCTCGAACGCTCCGGACGTACTGGCGGCGGTGACGCCGCATGATCGTGCTCATCCCCTCCTCAACCTCGCAAGCTCGCGCCGTGCTGGCTGACATCGTCCACCACAGCGACAGGGAGATCCGCCGCGCCTGTCTCGCGCTGCGCGCGGACAGCACCGTGCCTCGCGACGAGAAGGAAGAGGCCCGCGAGCTGCAGGGCATGCTAAGGAGAAACCAATGACAAAGAACAAGCTGACCGATTTGAACGATCACTTGTTTTCTCAGATCGAACGCTTGGCCGATGAAGATATGAGCCCCGAGCAGATCGAGGCGGAGGTAAAGCGCGCAGCTGCGATCGTTTCAGTCTCTGACCAAATCGTTGACAACCAGCGGCTCCGCTTGTCCGCCGCCAAGCTCTACGCCGAGCACGGCGACAAGGTCGTCCCGCACCTTCCAGCGATCGGGAAAAGCGAATGAAGGGCCAAGCAATCGAATACAGCGATGCCGAGCTTTTCTGGATCGAGGACAACGCGCAGCGCCCGCGCAAGAAAGCGCATGCCGAATTTGTCTACGTTTGGGATCGGCCAGACGTTTCACTTTCGAACTTCAACTCACTCTGCAAACGCAAAGGTTGGATGACGGGTCGGAACGGCTGCTTTGCGAAGGGCCATGCCCCAATCAACAAGGGCAAGAAGATGCCCTACAACCCGAACAGCGCGCGGACACAATTCAAGAAAGGCAATAAGCCCCACACCTACCGCGGCGCGGGGCATGAGCGCATCTGCTCAAAGGATGGTTATGTCATCATGATCATCGCGGAGCCGAACCCTTGGACGGGCGCACAGACCCGGCCTGTGCACAAGCATCGTTACCTCTGGGAAAAGGTGAACGGCCCAATCCCGGAAGGCCATCGACTGAAGTGCCTCGATGGCGACAAGACCAATTGCGATCCTTCGAACTGGGAACCGATGCCTATGGCACTCGCACCGCGCCTGAACGGTCGTTTCGGCCGAGGATATGATCGGGCTCCCGCCGAATTGAAGCCGACGATCATGGCGATCGCGAAGCTCGAGCACGACTTGCAAATGAAAAAGCAAATCAAGCCATGAGCGACTTCGAACTCAGATCGGAAGCGCTGCGCGTTGAGATAGAGCGCATGGATCAGCACATCACCCTTATGCGCGGCTTCATGTGGTGCGTGTTGGCCTATGCCTTGGCGGTGCCTGTCGCGGTACTGTGGATGCTGGCATGACCCCGCACCACGAATGGAACAGCGCGGACGTCGCCAAAGAGACGCAACGCCGGATTGATGCCGATGCGGCGCGCCAAGCGCAGAACCTCGAACCACTCAGCGAAGACGACTTCGACGGGAAAATGCAGCGCTGCCAGGCGTGGCAAATCCTCTGCATCATCGGGCTTGGCTGGACCCTCGCAACCGCGGCGATCACCGTGCTGGTGATGGGATGAGCGCGGCAGGGAAGCTACGTGTCTCGTGCTGCTTTATCGTGAAACTGACTGCAGAGAAGGAGGCGGGCCTACTGGCTCGATGTTAGATTGAATCGCCACGCAGCTCCAATCTCTTTCGCACCGCGTCTCCTGCCTGCCCCCCAGGCGGCGCAGTACCTCGGCGTGTCTGAAAGCAAGCTGCGGACCCTGCCGATTCCTCGACGCATCTTGGATGCGAAGAGGCTGTATCACATCAACGACTTGATCGCTTACGCTGATGGCCTGCCCGTGGAAGGGGAATCGGAGGTCAACTCATGCGACGCCATATTCGGAGCGAGCGGGTGAAACTACCGCGCGTACATCGCGTGACGCGCAATGGCGTCGTCTATAAATACCACCGCGCGACGCGCGCGGAGCTGCCGCGCGATGTGCCTGAAGACCACCCTACATTCCTGAACGCTTGGAGCACCGAGGAAGCCCGCGGAGCGGCGGAACGGTCCGATCCCAAGGCACCGGCTGGAACCATCGCGGCAGGCTGCCAGAGCTATCTTGCGTCGCGATCCTATCTTGATCTGAGTGACGGATACCGTGCGCTTGTACGCCGTCATGTGGACGCCATCAACAAACGCGCCGGGCAAGCGAAGATGGCCCACCTGTTACCGCGCCACGTCGAAACTGACATCGAGCCACTAACGCCAGCAGTCGCCAGCCACCGCCTCAAGGCGTGGCGCAAGCTTTCGGGCTACTGGAAGAAACGGGGCTGGGTGGAGAGCGACTTTGCGCAGGCCGCGACCGGCAAGCCAATTCCGAAGACCGAAGGGCACCGCGAATGGACGATCGAGGACGTCGCGGCTTTCCGGACCCGCTGGCCGGAGGGCACTCCGCAGCGGTTCGCATTCGAACTGCTGCAATGGACAGGAGCTCGGGCGTCCGACGTCGTTCGGCTTGGGCCCGGTATGATCAAACGCGGGATGCTGACATTTCGGCAGCAGAAGACGAAGGGCGAGGTGTTCGTGCCATGGAGCTTTGCTCCCGCAGGACTTGAGACAGACCATGCCGCGCTGATGGCAGTGATGCCGAACGTCTCCCACATGGTCTTTCTCGTGACCGTTTCAGGAAAGGCCCGATCACACAAGGCTTTCTCTAGCTGGTTTGCCGATGCAGCCCGCGCGGCCGCGCTTGACGGGCTCAGCGCGCATGGCTTGCGCAAGTATCGTCTCAATGCGCTGGCAGAGGCGGGGAAATCGGTGCTGCAGATGCAGGCCTGGTGCGGTCACGCGACCCTCTCGGAGATCGAGCATTACACGCGAAGGGCGCAGCGCCGGACTGCATTTCAGAAGGAACAGAAGGTGAAACCTGTAAAACCCTCCTGA